CGGGGAACGCATTTGTTGGTGCGGAAGTAGCTAGACGTTTGGTTGGTGGTTTTGTTAGGGAAGCTTTTCCTTCAGATTGATTGGAGAGCTTCCCTTTTTCATTTTCTGTATTACGAGTTGGTAGGATTAGCACTTTGGCATATTCCTCAGAAGGTGTAAATTGAGTGCAACCAAAGTTGTAATCGGTGAATAGTTTTCCACCCAATTGTGAGTGGGTGTTTGGAGCAAAAATGCGCTCTATTTGGCAAATACCAATGTCGTTGGAATTGGGTTGTAGAGCCCAATAGAGGCAATTTTCACAGAGTTGTTTTTCTTCAGTTTTTGACATAATTAGAAGGGTATTTCCGCCTTTGGTTGGGCTCCGGTATGGTAGGCCCAAGCACGTTGCCCAAACTTTGAGGATGGGTTAGAGAAATATTTTTCCACTTGGGAGACGGTGATTATTTTTTCAATGATAAGTTTTAGTAATACTGTTCTCCAACCGCGAGTTTGTTCACCCCAAGGGCGTTGAACTTTTTTCCAACCAGGGGGTAGCCCATCGAATACGTAACCTTTTCCAGGAACCCATTCGTGTTTGGGGAGATCAGAACGTTTCAACGGTGTTTTTAGTTGCTCGTAATCGATAACGGTTTCTTCTTTACGTTTCATTACGGAGTGTTCAGGCATAAAAACGTGATATGAAAGTAAATATTTTTTTTCACCTTTTTCGGGAATATACATTGCTTTCATACCTGGATTCCACCAGTTGTATTCAAATATTAGGTTTGGGTTTAGTTTCGATAGTATGTTTTCTAGCTGGTGGGATGATAACGGTCTACCTAATTGTGATGCCGCGTTTGCAGGAGAAATGTTTTCGTCTTCGAGGTAGATGTTATGGGCTTCGTTTTCTTTCGCCCATTGTAGCTTTTTTTCGTAGTCGGTATCGTAAGCTTTACGAATAGCTACTTTTTGTTGGTGCTCCGTATCATTGATGATTAGATTTGACTTCATATAGTTGACGCAATGCGTGTAGTTCTACTCCAATTTTAGCAACATCTAGGCGTAATTGGGTAAGAAGTTCTTTGGTAATATCCCAGTTGTCCACTTTCTTTTCGAGATTATCAATACGGGAAGAAAGTTTTCCCCATGCAATTCCAATAATTACAATTGATGTTACAAGTCCTAAACCTAAAGAATAAATTTCTGTCATATAAGCGCTCAATTCGGTTGGGGGATATTGTCTCCTACTGAGGGTGCAGTTGGTGTAATTGTCGGAAGTGTATCTATTGGGTTTGAGTCCACAGCAAAAAGAGCAGACATAGAAGATACAGAACGTCCCGTAGAATCATAGAGTTTGCAGGCATAACGGGAATTGGGAGGAACTAAGTCCTCATTGTAATAGAGCCCAAGTTGGTTTGCATACTTTCCCTGGACAACGGGGATTCCCATACGGGTAGGGATTTTAATAGCGGGGAAAAAGGCAGAGTAATCTACTTCTGTGGCGTCATCATCGGTTAGAGTGTCATAAGATGGGGGAACGAGAGCTACGTAAAGGATACCTGTAAATAGAGTTCCGTCACTCCAGGTTACTGTAGTGTCTTGTGAAAATTTTCCATAACGGGGAGTACTTGCCATTTGTTTCCTATAAAAATTGGTTGCGGAAAAGGGAGTTGAACCCTTAACTCAAGCGTATGAGACTAGCATGATACCGTTTCACTATTCCGCGATAAAACTAACTATTATTATTATTATAGTATAATTTTCCCGTTTTCGGTGGAAACCTTTAAACCTTTTCCCGCATAATTGTAGTCATTTATGTTTAATATGGCGTTTAATATGTGGTGGCTTTGTACGTGGGGTGTCCAGTGTACGGGGATTCCCAATTTTTTACAGTAGTAGCAGAAGGAATAATCTTCCGAGAGGCGAGCAACTTTTTCAAAGGGGTTTACTCCAAATTCACGTTTGATTTGGGTAAATACGGATGTATCAACCAGGAGACAGCCTCCACCTACAGCACCAACAGATACAACTTCTCCAGGGTCACATTTCCAATCGTAAATGGGACACAGTTCTGTGTTGTTTAGGTCGGGAGACTTCCATAGACACACTACGGGACTATGGGGCGGAACTTTGTATTGGTAGCAGCCAGATAAGACGCGGGATTTGTGACGTTTCGCATAGACTAGAAGACGGTCTAATAGATCGGGCGCAAATTGGTGGTCCGTATCGAGGAGTAATAACCAATCGCCTTTTGCCCCATCTACAATTTGTTGGCGTCCAATTTCGTGGTAAGATACAGTTCCTTTTACGTAATGAACTTTGTATTCATCATTACAAAGAAATTCATTATTGTATAGGATCATTTTTTCCCAAGAGTCTAGGAAATATTCTCCAGGGGAAGTTGAGAACATACGCCCAACTGTATATTTGTATTCGCGGTTATCTATGTTCATTTTCCCTCCACAAGGTTAACCATTTGGGTGTAAACTTTGTCCCACGAAAAGGTGTCTAAAGCGTCTTGCATTATTTTGGGTCGGTGTTCTTCTTGGTAAGCTGAATCATTTAAAACGTCGCAACAATAACGGATGAGACGGACTTTCATTAAGTCGTCTTCTTGAGGAACGTTTCCGGTAAGATTTATACCGCCCAGACAATTTTCACCCTGAGCCCAATGGCGGTTAATTACGGGGATAGCCCCACAAGCTTGAGCTTCCATGATTGAGATGCAGGAAGTTTCTGGCCAATTGGATGGATAGAAAAAGACGCCAGCTTTGCGCCAAGACATATGAATGTCAGATTGTGGTTTGCGCCCCTTCCAATGAATTCCAGGTTGATGCATTAACGTTTCGATATTCTTTCTGAGATATTCGAGGTCGGCATTTCCACCCATTTTTTTAATGATGGTGTCCATGTTATTGAACCCATAGTAGATAGATAGCTCGGCTTCAGGGACACGTTCTTTTATGCGGAACCAATTTTCCAGGATTAGGAGTAACCCGCGATCTGGAGAGGATGCATACATTAGATGTTTGGGGTTGCGATATTCGGGATTTAGTGAGAAGGTGGCAGCATTATCGAAACCAATTCCTTCAGAATCAATGCCGTTGGAAGAGATGATAATGCGCCCTTTGAGGGCGGGGTATTTGTTGAGGGTGTAACGGGCGTGAGTTTGACAAAGGCAGATGTATCTATCAATTCTTGATAGACGGGTAGGGTTCCAATCGTAATCTACATCTTGAGCAATAAAATAGTATTTGTTGTTGAGCCCTGCCAGACTTTCATTGTCAAAAAATTGGGGATCTCGGTACACGAAGTAATGGGTACTACTTTCCAGTCTAAAGTCGGATAGCGGGTAATATATGACACCTTCTGGCGATTTGGTAATGGTTTCAATGGAGTTAAAAGAAGTTGTTTCATAACCGGAAAGGGCGAAACGTTTGGCTAGTTCTATGTGGGAAGTTTCGGAACCTCCAATTCCAGTTGTATTAGGTGTGTTAAAATCCCAAGGTTCTAGACAGATGGGCGAATAAAAACAAACAGCAGACATATATACTATTCTACTACGGATAAATCTTTGTCGCCACTCGCAATGATATGATTTCTCGCCGCACGAGATAAAATTATGCAACCTGTTGAAGCATCATTTTTGGAATTGTTGCCGTGAATCCAAAACCCTGAACGAGTATGGGTAGTGGGCATTACTTTTTGATAAAGGGGAATGCTGTAGGGGCCAAGTTTTTTGGAATTTATAGGGAAATTAGCAATTTTGTAATCACCCTTGGGTATAGGCCCCACGTTGGGGACAGCTTCCATTTCGGGGTTATTACGCCCTTTTTTGGTACCTGAGTAGCCCGTTTCGATGATTGTTGCGTTATGGAATAAGTTTCCAGTTTTTTGATGATAGATGAACATTTAAATATATTGTACTAGAATCCCAGTGTTGGGAACTACTCCTACTGCACGGTCGTCATAGAGTTTAGTCATACCATAATCTTTTACACAAGTTACTTCGAGTTCTTGACCAATGTGCTTTAGGCACCAAGTACGTATTTCGTTTTCGGCAAAATCCGCTTGACCGTCTAGGTTGCATACACGGGCAGTGAAAATTTTACATTTAACGCCACGGGCTAGATAGTTTTTTAGGATGGTGACCATAGCGGGGATTGGTTCCCCTATGTGGTCTAAACCTCTGAATTTGTCATAGTGGGCTAGAGTTCTATCGAGGTCAAAGCCTACCCATTCTTCACAAAAATCTTTCATTGTATTTCCTTTTAAAAAATCCCCACAAATGCAAGAAAACCACCTCCGCTTTCGCTAGGGTGGCTTATCTTGTACAGACAGTGTGGCTATCTTTATAATAGCCTAATTAAGGGTTGTTGTCAAGTTATTGTGCAGCGTAACGAACTGTTACTTGCCCATAGAAACCTTTACCAGAAGTTCCAGCGGCAGCAGAACCCGCAGAACCAAGGGCATAATCCATTGAGATCATGTCGCCAGCGCTGAAGTTAGCCGAAGCTGCGTTAATTACCGCTGAAGTTGGACTTGGTTTTCCAGCAGCAGAAGTAAATGTTGAGTTTGTAGCAATTCTGAATGCGGCTCCCGCTGATCCTACAGGACCAGGGATTGCAGGTTGAGTTGAACACACAGGCGCAGAATTGATACGAACATCGGCAGAAACGTTTGCAGATACGAAACCAGAAGCAGAAACAGCAATTGCCGCTACTCCGATAACAAAATCTACGATACGTCCAGGTTTGGACATAGGGCCTGCAATCCCTTGAAGGGTAGTTGCAGCGGCCCCATGAACAGAAGTTTCGTTTAGGGCAATTGTAAAGACTTCTTCTTGATAAGCAAGTCCTTGCCCTTGTGGAGCACTATAGGTATCGTTTGATAATACTTTTCTATCAGCCATTTTTAGTTATTCCTTTCTTAAAAATTAACCAATTGATGACTGAGCATCAAATGTACGGAAACGATAAGTTCCACCAATTCCAGATGGACCTTCCACAACTACCGCAGAGTAGATGAAGTTGTAAGAAACCGCCGCACCAATAACACCTTCAGGGTCAAACATAGACGGAGTACCTTTGATGGTGTTAATTTTAAACGATTGTTTCGCTGGATCTGTAACATTAGATGGGCCGCGTCCTTCTAGGTCAACACAAGCTACACCATTTTTACCGAATCCGTATACACGGTAGCGGTTTGGCCCAGTAAGTGTTTTAACGTTTGTTGTTTCTTCAACACGGCAACCAGCAATGTGTGTAACTAGTCCGCGATCTTCATATTTCACAAGAGGCGTATTTTTTACGTCAGTGTTGTATTTGAAGATATCGGCAAGTCCATTTGCGGCAGGATCGTTCACAAGGTCAAACGATACATAAGGGTGCATATATACGTAGAATTCGCCGTCTTCCATAGGCTCAACGTCGTTGGCTTGTAGAGTGTGGCGCAGGTTACGTAGGTCAGCAACTTTGAAATATGTTGAGAAAGTTGAAAGCGCTGTAGATGCGGATTCGTTATCGAAAATTGTACGGGTAAGAGTGTCTACAGTGTAGCCAGCTTGGTACCCCAGTAGTTCAGCCGCATTTTGTACAGCAGGATCAATGGCAGTATCCACAAGAAAATCAGAAAGGTTAATAAAGGCTGTATATTGAGATACAGTACTTTGAACGATTCTGTTGCTGATACTTTGAGGAGATCCAACTTGTCCTTCGGCTGAAGGTGTTGTTTGTGTTGAAAGGTTGTTGTAACGGTACCATTGAACAGTACGCCCACTAGCCTTTGGGATGGAATCTTTCATGCAGGGTTTGCGGAAAACGAATTTCTTCATTAAGCGGTCAAGTCCGGTTTTTTTGTAAAAAATACTTTGGACGTTGGCTAGACCTGATGAACTAGTTAAATTTGCCGCTGGAGTATATGCCATTTTTTATTTATGTACTTCCTTCACTTTTAATTATATCAAAAATACCAAGAATTTCTTTGAACTCTTTTTGTTTGGTATATTTTAGAACCTTACCGGGGGCAATTAGTGGCTCATAACCCATTTTTAACTTTCACACTAATTATTTGCCCCCATTTTTAGGTGCGTTGGGTCACCTTAGGTAAGATTTTTTATAATGCTCCCGCTCTTTTCAGAATTGCTTCCAGTTGTGTTAGTGACAATTGTTCTAGAGAGGCTTCATTATTAACGTCGATTTGTCCCCCACCTGGACGTGGCATAGATGGAGGAGGGGTAAAGTTGCTAGGGCGTTGGGGTGGTGCTTGGAATTGTTGCTGTGGAATATTTTGTTGATATTCGTCGGGTAGTTGTCCACCTTTTGATTGAATATCGTTCAATAGGTGTTGTTTGTATTGGTTGAGATAAGCGATTGTTTTGAAATCTGGGATTACGTTGGTTTGGATAGCACGTTGATATGCTACTTCCAGGTTTTCCGCAGTCATAGGTAGGCCAAGGCTTTGGCGAACTTTGTCAAGTTTTCCAGCATGTTCCCCGCCTGGGAATTCAGGGTGAAGACGAATCCAACGGTTTACTTCACTTTCTTCGCGCAATTGTTCAGATTGACGCAGAGTTTGTTTGATGTATTCCGATGGTTTTTCTTTGATACCGTAACGATGGCTATCTACGTATTCAGCCGCTTCTAGGGCGTTATCACGTAGAAGTTCGATATAACGGGCTTGACTGAATTTACCAGTGTCGGCAGAATCGTCGGTATCAACGGTTTGACCGGGGTTTTGGTTTAAACCAGCTTGGTATTCCGCCAGTTGTTGCTTCATTTGGCGGTATTCGTTACCAACCGAGTTTAGGGCTTCTTGAAGATTTTGATTTAATTCTTCAGGAGAGTTAAACGTAATTTTTTGACCATTGATTTCAACTGAAAGTGGAGAACTTTGTGTTGTTTCGTTTCCAGTTAATTCTTCATGGATTGCTTGATTAATATCCATATATTTTAATTATACTACTCTTTCTCTTGCTTTTTTAATGTTTCATAGTGCTTTTTTAAAGCAGTTAGAAGTTCTGGCGTAGGTTTATGCATGAAGGAGTCCATAGCATTTACGCCAATGATGTTTTTGCGATAGTTTTCGAGTTCTTCGCGTATTGATTCCGGGGCCGTAACCAAAAGGAAATAGACTTTATGGAGAGCTTTCCAATATGGTAGAAGCTTGACATCTAAATTGTTGTCAAGGGTTTGCATATCTTGAGAGGTAAAGTCTATTTCAGCTTTTATTAGATCGATGACGTTTTTATAAGCGGAAGAGTCCTTAAGGGCTATGATATCTTCCATTTGTTCGTATTCTAAGTTCATAAATTAGCGTGGTTTACCTGATGGTTTTGGTTTTGCCGCCATAGATTTTGCTTTCAGTTTGGCTTCTTCACCTTTTAGTTTTAGAGACTGTTCACCAGATACTTTTTCGTGTTTCAGCGATTGTTGATGCTGTTCTTCAGCGTGGCGGATGTTTTGTTGTCCCATAATGGCATCCAGTTCGCTTTGACGTTGCTGGTTAGCGATGTCCATTTGCGATTGCAGCATTTGAGATTTCATGCTCATAGCAAGTTCTTGCGATTTGGCTTGCATCTTCATTTGAGACTCTTCGCGTTTGACTTGAAGTTTTTCTTGCTCCGCTTGAATCTTGATTTTGCCCATTTGAAGCTCTTTAATCATCTCTTGTTGAGCTTTATCTTTTTCAAGTTGGGCTTCCATTTGCATTTTTTGCATTTCGATTTTGGCTTTGAGTTCTTCGATTTGCATTTCTTGAGGATTTGGAAGTCCTTTTTGAGCATCGATTTGATTTTTCTCGCGTGCGATGTCGTTTTTCTCTTTTTCAAGTTCGTAATCCTGTTTTTGTTTGATTGTTTCAGGATTTTGTTCTTGTTGTTGTTGTTTTTGTTGCTGTTCTTCTGGTGTGATTGGACGCACGAAGTTGTAACGTTTTGATACACCTGTGCAATCTTGGAAGAATGTGTAATATTCGTCAAAATTGAGAGTATTTCCACCTTGTTCGAGCATTCCAAGGAATTGCCCATTTAGGAGATATTGGGTTACAAATGGGAAAATCTGCATTAACTCTTGACGCGAGATCATACGCGATGCCGCATTCATTTTGAACTGGATGGGCTTTTGGAAGAGATATGCAGGTACTTTGTTACTTCCCGAGGTTGGTAGTTGGTCCTCAGGATTTGTGTTAAATTGCATGATTTTGTACAGCTTGTATAGAAGCGGCAAAATCATGTAGTCTTCAATATTTGAGACAATGTTTTGAAGTTTGGCGTTTGCGGCGTTTGTTTGACTTTGGACACCTGTAGCAGTACGGTTAACGTTTCCACCACGTGGCACACCTTGGGCCATAGAGTTAACACCAGTACGTTTTTCCGCAGCTTTGTCGAAATACTCTACTTCAGCGTAAATGTTGGCAAGGTTATTTTGTGGCTGGAATAGCTCCATATGTTTTGGATCGTCAGCCTGATAAACCATGCCAGGGTGCCATTTTTGTTGAGATGGCGTCATTAGAATTCCACGTTTTGCAATACGGGGTGGGCGAATTGCGAGAGAGATTTCGTCTAGGCGACCATTTACAAGCCCTTCAATTATACGTTGGTTTCCTTCTTGAACGTCAGCCATTGATAGCGCATAGAAACGAGAAGCGTAGATATAGCAGGGAGCAAATACGAAAGGATAAAACCCGTAAGGATTTGGGCCGTTGTAGATTACTATTTGACGGTTTAATACCCAGACTATACGGGTTTTTGAGTAATAGATGAGAACTTCAATTTTGCGATCCATTGGAACAGGAGTGTAATCACTGTTTCCAGGGTTCCATTGGATTCCACGAAACGCTTCTTGCATACGTTTTGTTTGGTCGGCAATAACGTTAGGTGGGCCAGCTTTCGCCAAAGCTTGTAATATACCGTCGTCTGGAATATTCATAGCTGGATTTTGGCGCAAGTCTTGGATTTCTTGAACGGACATTGTGTTACGTTCAAAAGCAAAACGGCAGTCTTCAATATCGGGAGTTTGGCAACCCGGATCAATATAGAGGTTACGAAGATCGATCCAACGCACAAAAGGGCGTCTACGGGCTGAATCCCAACCCATTGTTAAGCCACCGTTTCCATGGACTAATAGGTCTAGGACAGCAAGATTAATTTCGGGTTTTACGGATGAACTGTAGTTATCACGGCAATGTTCCATGATGTAGTTCATTGCGTCTTGTAGTTGGCGAGCTTCTTTAGGATCTGTTCCAGGTTCAGCTTCCACAGAGAACCAATCGGAACCGATGGCGAAAATAGCAGAATAGATTACGGGTAAAGCTGCTTCAATTTGATCGAAAGAGATGGGAATACCAATAGAGGCACGAGGGATGGTTGTCCCTTCCCATGTGCGAGTTTCTTTCCAACCACAAAATAAAGCGTCATTAGTGTTCCAACGTTGATCGTGTGAGCAAGTGGAACGATAATTTTCCGCAATTGGGAAAAGTTGCTGGACAACGTTTAACGCATAAGCATCGTCAATTTCAGTTTGACCAAATTTAAAATCTTTGCTATCTAAATCGACGTATTGAGTTTGTGGTAGTTGCTTTTCAACTGGCATTTAAATTGTCCTGTTTCTATTATATACCAGTTCGGTCATAACCTTTTACAGTTTGTATTCCCTCAAAATATAAGTCAGAATTTCCTGTATCTAAATATTGGTTATACATTGCAGGTAAACGTTTTAAGTATTCTTGGTGCAGAGCATGGGCGCGGGAAACGTCGTGTTTGCGCGGAATTTCACGCCCAAAATATTCTTTATTGTCGAATAGTGTGGACATGGCGTCTAAGATGTCGTTACGTTCCCAAGCAGGGAATTTTTGTAATTCTTGGAGAAGTTCTTGTTTTTTAGCTAAATTATCGAGAAAACGCAGGTGGCCGTTTACGTATAGGGGTTGAAGCACTTTGATGATTTTTTCGGTTTTTGCAAGACGGTTGGAAACTCCAACTTCTTCAATTGGGATGAAGATGTTTTGTTTTTCACATTCTTTGCGAAGTCCCGGCATAAGTCCACGCACAAATGAGGTTTTTTCAATTTTTACGGAACGAGGGTTGTATTTGTTGTAGGCGAAAATGATTTCATCGATTAGTTTGTCGGGTAGAAATTTACCGTGAATGATGTCACAGATGATACAGTTTCCACCAGCGGTAAATGCACCAACTACAATGGCAGAGAAGTTAGAACGTTTTCCGTCTGTTTCAGCGGTATCTACGGCTATGTCATAGTAAGCAATAGGGATAGTGTCTTTGAAAGCTTTGGCTTTTACGAAGACGGGAAGCTTGTCGTTTACGATGAAGGGAACCATTCCAGGTTCAGCCGCCATAGGTTTTAAGTGGTATTGAGAACTGAAGGTGTAAGGTTCTGTTTGGCGTTTATCTTCAAAGAATTCCACGGCAAAACGTTCTTCCCACCAAGACATATAGCCATTTGGGTTACGCGGTGTAACTTTGGATGGGTCGGTTAGGTCGGGTAAATCGAGTTCATCGATGGTGAATTTCTGAGGTTTTCCGTCTTTGGTTTTTTTGCGGTAACATGAACGCGCATAAATTTTCCATACACGTTGTTCGGGCGCTTTTTCCGCCTCTTTTTCAGCAATGTAACCGTATAGGTCGTTATAGTTGTAGCGAGTACCTTCAACGTCGATCCAATAGGAAAGGGTAGTTAAGATTGGCTCCATAAGGAAGTAGTTTTTACGTACTTCGTGGCAACCACTTTCGGTTTTGGCGTTGGAAGGGTCTACAATGTCAGAGAATTTAAGAACGTCACAGTGTTTTCCGGCAATTCCTTTATCGATACCAGCAGTAATAACAGTAGACTCTTTGTGAGTCTCGTTATTGTGTTGGGCGTGCATTTCTTTGAAGTTGAAATTGCGGTATTCTGTGGTGAATTCGGCTTTGGTTCCCCAGTCAAAGATTTTCTTTTGTGGGCAGTGTTCAGGAAATAGTTGGCGAAATTTTTCGTTGGTTTGGAAGTGGCGCTTGATTTCGCCCAAGATTTCTTCCGCCTTTTCCGAGTTGGACTGGATTACAAGGATGGAGATGTTGGGGTAATTTAGAATCCATTGGATTGTGTGGGCAATAGCGTTCACTGTAGTTTTCATGGATGAGCGAAAGTCCAGGATTAGGTTACGGCGTGAACCTTCCAGGGTTACAATGTTTTGGATTGGAACGTATTTGACGTAGCCTGATGAAAGATCGTCATTTTTTTCAAATTGTTCAGCATTAGGGTAGGGGAATTTTTGTAGAACTTCGAGTAGGCCACTGTGGAATGGGCGGTGAATATGGGTGTAACCTAATACTTCGTTGCATAAGAATTGAAGATCGGTACGCGCTAACCATCGCGCTTTTTTTAGGTTTTGATATTGCGCCGCCCCTAATGAGTGATAATTAAAAAATTTCATTGTGTTTCTATTGGCAAAGGTAAAGCCATATTCCAAAATGTAAAACGTGTTCTAAACCGTTCATTTAATTTGTCTATTTTAAGGATACCAAATATAGGCTTTTTAATTGTGCAGCCAATTTCTAAAGCCCACGATCCCCGCCAATCTGCTTCTGAAGGGGCTCCGTCAGCAATAGGGACTTTGAAACAATGAGAGTGGATGTCTCCTAGTACTTCCAAGTTTTTTTCTTTTGCCAGAATTTTAGCCACATCATAATCTTTGTAAGACATCAAGACAAAGTTATTTCCACAATTTTGATTTTCTGGAATATAAATATCTTCAATGTAGTAGGCTTCTTTTCCTACAGTTCCGAGAAGAATTGCTAGTTGTTCTTTTGGGAAAAACTTTTTGAAATGTTTGCGCAAACGTTTCTGAATTTCTTTAGTAATTATGACTTTCATACATATATTTTAACAGTTAAAACCACGTATTATCGTCAGGAGATTCATTAGGTAAATTGGGGTTGATGGCCGCTTCATTGTCCGAATTGGCGGAAATGATGGCGATTGGGCGTCTGCCTGTATCTAGCGCAGCTACGGGACTTAGAGGTTGGATCTGGATAGAAAACGCAGCTAGACCCCCAATAAATTGTGAAGAAAGTCCGCTTAAAAGTCCGCTTTGTGAACCCAGATTTACGGTTAGGGCTTGAAGTAATCCTAAACGGGCGCTAATTGTTGAAGCACTACTTAGGGTTGCAGATGGTAAGTTATAGGCAGCATAGAGTTTAGGTACAGAAAGGGTTGAGGCACTTTGAAGAGATACGGAACCAATGGTTGTATCACGGTATAGAAGTACGTCGATACCAGTAGCGCTATCAATAATTGATGCTAGTTGGAGGTTACCACGTAGGGCGGCAGAAATACCAGAAGCACTTTGTGGTTGGGCGGTAAGAGTTTTAGAAACAGAAACAAAAGCTGCAATTCCCGTAGCACTTTCACTAAGGCCAGCTAATGCAATTTGAGCCCCTGCTACTCCAGGGATGGAATAGAAGATAGGGCTTCTTTGTGGATTCATCCACGAGTAGGGATTTTGGTATAGCTCTAGAGCATCTTCTTTGGAGAAAAGACGATTCCACGCTAAGCCCCAAATACCTTGAAAACATGATCCGGCTGGTTGGGTTGTGGTAGTTGGGATTGTAAATCCCATACGTGTTGTAGCACTGTAGTTAATACCTGTCCAGGTAAAAGAGTTTGCCGCGTCTTGATAATTATTAATATAAAGACGTTGATCGTTATTTGTTCCTGTAAATAATACAAAAAGTGGTTTAGTTGGGTTAACTAGAGATGAAGTTGAAGTTCCGCCAATAATAGCAGTAAAAGAACCTGAACGATTAAAATATCCAGCAATTTTTCCTGTATTGTCAGTAACCATGTGATAAGCGGTAAACGGATTGCTACCCACATTGTCATAATCCGCCCCAAATAATCCAATAAAATTTCCTGGAGTAGATACCATGTATCCATACCAAGCAATTGTAACTGGGGGATTTATTTTAAAAACATCACTTGCTAAAGCCCAACCGCCAGTTGATTGGTCTAAAGCTACTTTACCGGAATTCCAAGTTGCTGAACCTCCACCCGCAGGCAAAAAATTAGTAATGTTATTGTTTCCAGCAAGATCATATAGTGTGTTTCCACCCCCTTGATTTAGAGCGTAAGCAGCAATAAGATTTTGTGAAATTTTCGCAGTACGGTTAATTGTTGCCGTATTGAGAGGTTTTGTTGTAGGATAGTTGCGTCTAATATACATAAGAACACCTTATGTATACTGGGCGTATACACCTTGATATAGTTTTGCGTGGTTACCCTCAGTTGAATTGAGAGTTCCACCTGTTGAATTACGAAGAACGATTCCCCACTTTTCAGGGAGAATTCCACCAAAAGCTTGGGCTACAGAAAAAGGGCCACCGTAATATGTAGTTGAGTTTGCCACAACGTTTACAATTCCAAGAGGGCGTAAGTTTGTGGGAGAAACCATTGTTAGGGAGCCATCGGTACCAGAACAACCTTCTGTGTAAGTTGTTCCGCCGTTTACGGTACCATAAGCAAATACTTCCACAAATCCTGAAGCGGATGTAGAAGCAGAGGGAGACGCAATTTGGATAAAGACTAAGGCATCGATATATAGGTTAGAACTGTTATCAATAACTGTGGATTGACGCGCAGAGTTATTAGTTAGAGAAGCTATTGAGCATGTAATTGTTTGACCACTTGAGCCAAACTTTTCAAGAATATTTCCAGCCATTAGTCTAGAGCAATCGTTACAGCGCTAACCGCAAACGAAGCTGTGTCTCCATTCTGAATTGTTTTTGAAGTTAGAAGGGCAATGCGCCCAGAACCCGCAGCAGTAATATCTACAGCCGCCCCACCTGAAGTTAGAGATAGTTGGAATGTAGCTCCTGAGGCTGAAATGATGTAATATGTTGTGGTTGTATTTACACCTGTAGGAGTAGTTCCGCCTAAGTCGAATAATAGGCGTACTGTGTCCGTATTCGAAAAAGTGCTACCAGGGGCGGTAAACGTATCTGAAGTTGCGGCAGTATAAGCATAAGATGTTCCTGTGAGAGGCGACCAAGCTAATAAGTTTCCAGATGATGACGCATCATAGAAACCCATACCAATTACAGTTCCCCAGTTAGCCGTAGCTGTGGGGAATGTAATTACTGTTCCATTTGATTTTGTAGAAGGATTGCCAAGGGTTGCGCTCGGGAAATTGGTTGTGTTGTTGGTTATGGCCACACGTGCATAAGAACCACCGGAAACTTCAGTTCCGCCTGTTCCATCATCTAGAGGGCATGTAGTAAAAAGAGCAGCATACAATGTTCCAGGAACGGAATATGCAGTTGCTCCGAAAATAAGGTCTAAAACTTTTCCCTCTAAATAATTTGTAAAACCAGCCATATTTTATTACTTTCCGTAAAAAAGATTTACAACAACTTCATTCGCAGCTACAGCAGCAGTTGAGTTATCCGCCAAAGCTGTAGTTAGGCCAAGCCCTAATCCTGCATCAAAATAAAGCCCATTGGGAATTGCAATGTTTAGAGTACTTCCTGTTGTGGCTCCTGGAACTAAGAGAGTTACTACCGGGGTGTCAGTTCCAACTGTGGGGGCCGTAGCTTTGTTGTAAAGTTTCAGATAAGCTACAGCCGCATTGATATTTGATACAGAAATGGCATTAACTATAACAGGGTAAGCACTTACTAAGTTTGAGTTAGTAGAAGCTAAACTGAGTAAGCGAAAAACATAATTTGAATTAACGTTTTTTGCGTTTGACATATTATAGAATTACCACGTTAAAAACAAGAGAAGCCGCAGGTGTAATTGGGGATGCTGAAATATTAGAAATTCGAATTTTTACTGTTCCTGCCGCTGATACCCAAGCTGGCCCAATTGTTAATCCTGCATCCAGAGAACCCACAGTTACATAAGGGACGTAGGAAGTATCAATCCAAACGGGGACAGTTAAACTTACGTCTGTTCCTGTTGCGTTTGTAATAGAACCAATAGTTGCTGAAGTGACAGTTTGTTGTCCTGAGTATGCATAATTTGGGCCGATAGATTGCGCCATTTATTTTATAAAATACCTTTCATAATGATTATATCAAATTTAAGTTGTAATACTTACGTCAGGATTTACATTTAAAAATCCAGAAGTTACAGTATAAATGTTAGCCCCGTCAATCATTTGGATATCATAGTATAGTTGTACTTTGCGGGGTGGTAATGAAGTTGTTGCCGAAGGGGGAATTGTGACGGAAATAATACCGTTAATGGCATCGGTAATAACAATGTATGCTGGTGAAGTTATTGAAAACACAGCATTTGCATCGGTATCACTGATGTCATATTTTGCGGTCATTGTGAAAGTGCAACCTGATAGGTTTACAGGTTCGCCCACATTGGTTACAGTTACTCGGAACGGGAGTGTATCTCCTCTGTACATTTCTAGGTTGCGACGTGTCATGTTGTAATTGTAACATCCGGTATAATAGTTAATTTTCCGTAAGAAACTGTATAGACGTTTCCAAGATTGTCTACCACTTGGGCATCATAGACTAGTTCAATTTTTCGAGGTTCTAAACTTTCGGTATCTTCTGGTTGGATTACAAATTGGAATTGACCATTCGTAGGATCGTTTACGGTAATTCCGTCACCTTCAGTTAGGATTAGAAAAGCGTCACCATCACTATCATCGTAGTGCCATTTAAATGTCATACGGACAGAGCATTCTGAAAGATCGAAATATTGGCCGTCCTGGAATACAATAAGGGTACGTCCGTAGGTGTCGCCACGAATCATTTTTAGTTCGGCAGAGAAATTTTCACGCCCATAGATAAGATCTGAGGAGAATAGGATTGGATATACTGGTGGAAATGGAGGAGTTGTTGTAGATGTAGATGGGTATTGTGGACAATCACACATAGTATCAAATGCCCAAGCTACGAGAGGTACAATTGATCCAATGACAAAATCCGCCCCAACAACATCGTCTCCAGCTACAGTTCCAGTTGTTGTAATTGGAATGTCGGTATCAGTGTTTACGGTTTGTGCATCGAAAAGATATCTTTGTACTTCAAATCCCATTTAGGTAATTCTCGCAAATAAAGTTCCGCCAGGATTCTTATCACCCGAAGATGCTGAATTGTTGTGTGTAATAGCAAACCATTGCTTTGAATCAAAGGTGAAAGTTTCGCCATAGGCATAAGCACCTTCTACAAGTACTGTATCCCATACCACACCGTTAATGGTTCCAGGGTCGGTTGAACCTGTTTGCCCAAAGCAAATGTAAGGGGTGTCCATAAGGATTGTATTGTCAAACCATTTTTGCCCAAAGTTTGCGTCAATAGCATCACTTTCTAAGTAACTGGAAGTTCCGATACGGAAACCAAGAATTCCAGGATCATTAGCTAAGAAGGTTGCGTTTGCGTTTACCGTAGATCCGTTAAGAATTGTTACATAGTTTCCAGTGTTGGAAATACCAGTAGCACATTGATTTAAACGTTGGCGGAAAGATGCAAAATCTGCATTTGTTGTATCATTCCAGCAGCGTGAAGAAGACCACACGCAGTCAGTGATACCTGGGAAGGTTGGAACCCATGGAGCCCCTACAGCCGCGAAATCACGTCGATTAGTAGCAGTTGGGGCATTGTCCTCTTGCATGAAAAACTGGTATGGATTCGCAATTATACGAAAAGCGTTTCCAGAAGGGTATACGAATAGATCGGAGGTTCCTACGAGAGATCCTGTTTGGTTACGGACGTTTACACGCGCACAGTTTGTTACCCCACCTGGATCATAAACTCGAATGCGGCATCCAAGAGATTGTGGAGTTGTCGCACTTGTCAAAATCCAATCACCTGAGGAGCCGCTAGTTACTGTCCATGTAGCATTTACAAGTTGATTTTTTAAATTGTCAACAATATCAACTTTATTTGAAGCTGTAAATGTTGCGTTAATTATTGGACCGCCTGAATCTTTCCATCCCATACTTCTATTTTACACGAATAAATAAAAAAAGCCCCCAGAATTTCTTCCAGGGGCCTAAGTTACTACTTCTTTCTTTCTATTTACTTTTAACCATTAACTGAGCGATCATTTTGGCAAGCAGCTAAAGCAGCCATAACAGCTTTACCTAGGAGTTTAGTTGCGTTTGAGCCAAAAGAACCATCCGAGTTTTCTGAAACGGGAATCGTTAAAGCTGTTCCACCTGATGCGGCAGTTCCCCCTCTACGGGCTACCGGAGTAAAATTCCCACTTCCGTCGTCTGTAATTGTAATATTATAAGATGCTATTACGTTACCCAACCTTTCTATACTAAATTGCTTTAATATAATTTCATTATATCAAATTTATGAAGTATGCTAAGATGGGTTGAGACACAAAAAAAGACCCCAGAAGAGGAAAACCTACGAAAGTAGGCCCTCTCCTGAGGTTAAATAGGTGGAATTCCATCAAAACCACCATAAATTAGGGTGAAATGGCTAAAAACACCCTAAATTTGGTACTTGGGGTGGGAGTTGAACCCACTTTAGCCGTCTTGTAAGGGCGGTGCCTCCACTCTTCAGCCTCCCAAGCAAAAATTAATATCTTTTAACGATTGAGGAATCGGCCCTTTTGCGAATTTCATCAAAAGTAGTCTGATTTAATAGTTTACCACGATTAAAGACCACCTGTAAAGCCCCTCTTTTCTCTTGTTCCCATGTGATTTCTTGGTTGGTTTTCCAAGTATAGCCCCCATGGTAGGGTTCTTGGGTTACGGAGAGCAGTCCTTTGAGGGATTTTTTGCCAGGATCGGTAATTGGGTCTTTAAAGATGTTTACGCCGTTACCGTTTTGTTCGATATAGGTGGCTTTCATGGAAAAACCCATATCATCGCGGTTGTGTTGTTGGAGCAAAATTCCGCCAACCCCTACTGTTAGTTCGGCTGAGGAGATTTTGTCAGTTTTCATCCGGTTGAAAACCGTGTGGAATTTATCGTAGTAGAATCCGTCACCATAGACAACACCCACTTTTGGGTGGAGGGTGCGATATCCTTTTTTGTTTGGAAATTCACCAAATTGTTCGAAGAGGAGTTGGAAGACACCTTTCTTTTCTAGAGGGTCGGAAGCGTCAGGGTTTCCACAAAGGATTTTTTCTTGGTCGCCTGAGTCGGGGCGAAATACTACTTTTCCGTTACGCGCAAGAATTTCGTCTTTCAGAAGGGGTACGAATTCTGAAAGAACTTTCCAAATGTTGTAGGTGTCACACACGATTGAAACAATTCCAGTAGGATATGTTTTAAGCATGTGGCGGAATGCATCGATTTCGTTGGTTGGGCCAAAAGAACACATTACAGAATGTTCGGATGCAGGGACAGATAGACCGATTGGGTCCGTTGCGTAATAGTAGTCTTTGGCGTATTTTACGGCGAGAACGGTATCTGTGCCTAGAAAATTTACTAGGTGAGACATACCGGAGATTGCGGCAGTTTCTTCAGATGAGCAGCCACGATAGCCGAAGTCGTGAACTTGGTAATCCACATGGAGATTGGAATCACAGGTTAGGTCGGCGTAAAGGTAGCACAGTTGTTTTAGTTTGCGCGAAAAAGTGGCTACGGTACAAGTGTTCCAGATTTTTAGAAGTAAGCTTTCGTAAAATCCGACAGTCCACGCGAATTCTGGATAGTCAGGATGGTTTGTAGCTGTGAGAAGGGGTGTCCCAATTGGGTAAACGTTACCTTCTGGTAAAGCTTTGATGATTAGGGGAACGAAGCCTAATTTTTCAAGGGCGCGTAATTTGGTGTAAACTTCGTTGGATGTGGAGGAAAGGATACGATTGTTTAGGTCGAGAAATTCGTCCACATGGGCTTTGGTAATTGGTTTGGAAAGATATTCGGAAAGATAGTATTGTGTTCCGAAATTTAGGACGGCGGGATATTTTCTTGCGGAACGGGTTACGATGTTGGAATATATACGGGTAGTTCCAGGGGCATATTGCTCCATGTGGCCCATCTTGTAAACATCAGTATGGAGGAGAGGGTTTACACAAGACATTTCGTAAGATCCTTTACAATAAAGTTTTTTGAAGTTGCTGGAAAATCATGAATTGAATTTGTTGTAACAATATAATCATAACCATGAATAGCATTTACACCTTGGGAAAAAATGCCGTGTGTTACGATTAGAATTTTTTTAGCATTTTGGGGCAAACTTTTTGCTAATAGATTGAAGGTTGCGCCCCCATCACAGATATCATCGATTACGATGTAGTAGGCGTTGGAGGGGAGGTTTTCTGGAACTTTGTAATAGGAGATGTGGCCACCAAGATCGCGTTCTTTGGAAGCAGTGATTAAACCTGTTTTGAGACAGGATGCAAAGACGGAAGCACGATTGGAAGCGCCTTTGTCGGGAGCTACGGTAATAATGTTGGCGTGGACGGGGATATTAATTCCTGATTCTTGGAATAATTCGTAGTGACAGAGGATATCTGAATCTACTACGGAATGAGAAACGGCAGAATGGGTGTCCAGGGTGATAATTTTTCCAATGTTAGGACAAATTTCATCGGAAAAAAGGTTGGTAATGATTTCTACGCCAAAAGAATCCCCGCCACCATTTCCGATTACGCGGTCAGCGCGGGAATAGGGATAATAGGGGATGAAGAGATCCACTCTTTCAGAGGGAAATGTATGTTCTAGGGCGTTTAGGAGGCCGATGGTTTCCATAATGGCGTCAGAGGAGGTTAGGCGTGCCATTATGAGGATACCCATATTGTTGCGTTCTAATTCTTTTTCAATACGGGGTTTGTCTAAGTTAATGTGGATTTCACCAGCAGAATGTTTAAAGCTGCTGTGTGGGGAATGTCCAGAAAAGCCGACATAGAAATAGACGGCATAATGGAATTGCATTTTTTTATCCTTGATGGAAATTTGTATACATTTTTCGGACAGAAAATTGGTCCCCGCCCGTAGAATCGAACTACGTTCTAGACACTGATCTGGTGTGACGGATTATAAAGCCGCTTGAGGAGCCATCCTCCCAACGGGGAATTGGTGGCGCGTATAGGATTCGAACCTATAAAAACAGTTTCTAAGACTGGTATGGTTGCCAATTACATCAACGCGCCATATATTTAGTTTACAACAAAAATGGTAGCCCCCCTGGGATTCGAACCCAGACTGTACGGATTTTAAGTCCGTTGCCTCTACCGATTGGAGCTAGGAGGCCAAAGTTTTGTGGGGTAAATCGGGAGTAGTCTCTACTAATTTACCGTTAATTATTTTATAAGTCCTTCTATAGTCGTCAATTGTTTTTGGTTTTCCAATTTGTTTTTCAATAACTTTCCAATTTATAGTATGGACCTTATCATATTTCATAAATAAAATGGAGGAAGGTGAAGGAATCGAACCCTTATGCAGTGATCGCTACATAGGACTGTTTTCAAGACAGTTTCCGCACCATTGCAGCCCACCTTCCATATAAAGATTATATCATTTATTGATAAGGTAGTCAATGGTTGTATGGAGCCCCACAGTTGGAGCAGGAGTCTCGTTTGAGGATTTTATCAGATTCACAGTAAGCACAGAAAATTTCCCCATATAGTTTTTTAATTTTCCATATGGGGAGAGCTTTGATATCGTTTATATTTTTAAAGGCAGGTATAGGCGTCACTTTAGAAACAGGATATAGGGCAAGATGTATCTTATCAAGACGTTCTTGCCATTCTATAATTTGTTCTAATTGTGTCATTTTTAGAGAAATTCGGAAGTTTCGAAGATGCAATACCGCCCTGTATTATATTGACCCTTGGTGAGGATTAATAGGTTGATAAAATTTTTTCTAGATTCATCACTAGGACATTCGTAACAAACTATTTGTGTGCCTTTTAAACCTGCCGGATTGGGTAAACAGATTGTTCCATCTAAAAACATTTCATAACATATAATGTATTTAGAATTTGTAAACCATCTATGTTCGTTAATAGCTAACGGTTGAGTTACATTTTCCCGAAGAAATTTTAATTTTTCGGATGCAATTATTCTACATTGTTTTTCAAAAGTAGAAATTTTGGGGGATGGTTTCGCCAAAAGCGAGGCAGGTAGAAGGGTTAGGAAAAAACGTCTTAGCATGGGGTGTCCTTAAAAAAGAAATGGTGGGAGTGAATGGATTTGAACCAATGTGTTAACTTTCTAAGAAAGACTGGTTTTACAGACCAGCGCAAGTCTACCAACCTTGCATCACTCCCATAAAATTAGGATAGCAGATTAACCGTCTTCACCGTCTACCCAATAAACTTTATCACATTTTAGGCAATGGATTTTGTAATCGGAATCCCAATCATTAGGTTGAGAAACTTCTACACAATTTTCACCCTTGCAAAATTCACAAGGTTCTTTAGAAATACGTGCCATAAAAATGTCCTTTAAAAGTTTTGGCGGAAAAGGAAGGGATCGAACCTTCGTAACCCTTTAGAGGTTAGCCTGATTTTAGCAGAATCGCACATTACCACTCTGTCACCTTTCCGTAAAATTGTGGAAGTCCCTATAGGAATCGAACCTATATTTTTGCGTTCGTAGCGCAATGCCTTATCCGTTAGACGAAAGGACCATAAAAATTTGGTGGGTCTGGAGGGAATTGAACCCCCAACCTCTTGGTTAAAAGCCAATTACTCTGCCAATTGAGTTACAGACCCACATTTAGCATAACATATAAACTAGAGTTCGTCAATACAATCCCATTTTTGGGAATCTTTATCAAATTTCCACAGGAAGCAGTGACCATTAAACCACATGACAAAAGATGTTTCAGACATGTCTGTGAAATCTGTGTCACCAATTGGCATTACAGTTTTAAGTCTATCTTGTATTTGTTTTTTTGTTTCAGGCATAAAAATGGTTCCGAGTCATAGAATCGAACTATGGTCTAACGATTATCAGTCGCTTGCTCTACCTTTGAGCTAACTCGGAACAAAAGACTATACCAGAATTATAGCACTAGAGTAATGCATGTTCCTTGTGCGTCCTAAAATGCAATAATCGGAACCCCGCAATAGGTAGCTAGACTATTGTTTCGGCTAAGAAATAAACGGGTATAATTCTGGTAAGATTGGCACACAGAGAAAGATTTGAACTCTCATCTAATGGGTTTGGAATCCATTGTTTTACCAATTAAACTATCTGTGCAAAAACTGGTGGCTAGTCTTGGTAACGATCCAAGCTGCTTGGTTTTTCAGACCAAAGCTAATCCATCTCAGCTAACTAGCCATATATTTAGAATAACAAAATGGAAGCCCTGGAGGGATTCGAACCCACATTTTCATCCGTTACGCTTTTCACGCTTAGAAGGCGAGGGCGGTACAGGGCCATAAAATTAGGAGAAACGTTTTAGTTTGACTCCGGGGTTTTGCGTTTCAAATTCAGTACATAATAGATTATATACCAAGGGCATCATTAAAGTTTGCGCCTGTTTATGAAACCAACGGAGAAATTTTTCATTGGTTTCAACTAGGGGGTGTGGGTTTTTAGGTAACACTTCCATAGTTGGGCGTTCTTCAATAAGGGGCTTTTCTTTTTTCACACGGTAAGGATTGTATGTAGACATATTAGTTTATTTTCAGTTCTGTTCCTAGTGATTGGAGTGTTGGACACTCGGGAATAGTGTCCTCAAAAAATTCCAAGAATAAGTAGAGAGAGAATTCGTTTTTATGATCGCGGTCATACCGTTTGAAAGTGTAACGAATATATTCTCTATTCTCAAGAGGTTCTTTTGATTTAAGTTTGGCTATAATCTCAACGGGGATTAAAACATTTTTTTCTTTATATTCGCAGAGGTCGCCAATTTCCCAATAGAGGAGAGATTTTTTAGATGGTTCCATTTTTCTTTAGTTGGGTGAAGTAGGCTTTATAGACCAAAGCTTTATCAAAAATTTCAGTTAAAACGATTTGAATTTTTTCGTAGTCTTTGGAAAAGTCATTGTTGTTCATTAAGACTTGTAAGTCTAAGGCACAAGCGCTCATATTTTCCGCCAAAATGAGAGGAGAGAATGTGTCTGGAACAGAACGATCTTTTGTAAAAGACTGGGAAGACCGTTCAATAGCTTCTTTGTTTTGAAGCCAAACAGCTTCAAAGGTTTCTTTGGTAACTAGTAGGTTTGACATATATTTTTTGGGGGGGGCAGGAAAAAACAAATAAGGCACCCTTGGCTCAAATAGCTTAAAAGCTTTTCCCTTGCCCACTCTTAGAATAGCTGGTATTATAGGTGTATGTCAAGACATAAAATGCCATTTGGAAAATGGAAGGGACACTGGTTAGATGAAATCGAGGTTGACTACTTGCTTTGGGCATTATCAAATCTTGATATCAACCCCCCACTGTTGGGAAGGATTATCGAGGTTCTGGAGGAAGAACACTTTATTGTGGTTACTCCAGATATGCTTTTTGGGGGATCTGGTAAAGGTGATGCTAAAAAAGGGCGACCAACGGGAGCCCACGGAACAAAAGAAAACCAAAAACCCCCAAAATTTGAAAATCTTTATATTTATACGGAAGAAAATAAAAAAGTAATGGTTGGAGAATTAATTGCCACAGGTTTTAAACAGTTGAGCAAAAAATATCACCCAGATTTGGGGGGCAAAAAAGAAGAAATGCAATTGTTAAATGAAATTAATAATTGGTTAAAAAAGGAATTTGGAATAAAATAAAATGCCAGAAAATAAAATGCCGCCGCATTTTGTAAATGAGGATGGGGAAATCAAAGGGGATAATAGTCCAGTAAAAATGGTTATTGTAGCTTTTGAAGACGGTAGACAGTTGACATATTTGGGACAACAGGCACACTTTTTTTGCGCCCACTTTGTTAATGGGGTTGCAATACAGGAACATACGGGGATTCCTAAACCACAAGCGTTGGAATGGGAAGGCAGCGGGAAATTAGTACAATGAAAAAATTTAGTAGAAGAAATTGGTTTTCGTTAATTGGGGCTGCAATTTTTGGATTGCAAAGATGGAATAAATGGTTCCCCCCTGTAGTATATAAGAGTTTGAATTATAATTCAAAAGGAATTGTTAGTTATAAGTATTTTTATACGGCGGTGCAATTGGAGGGACCAAAGGGGATTGGTGGGACTTATAGGTTTAGGACAAAAGATGTTGGGTCAAGGTTGGGGTGAATTTTGTACGTAGCGAAGCGAAGTACAGCGAAACACGAAACGTTCTAAATTCTAAAATTTTTGTAGAAATATATACATACTGTGACCTTGGTCACAGGGGAGGGCGGGGGGCTCTAGTACTAAAGTACTAAGGGTACTGGTACCCCCGTACTAAGTAAAAAGTACTAGTACTAAAGTACTGGTACGACACAGTACTAAAGTACTAAGGTGACACAGTACTAATGTACTACGATTGAATCAGTACTAAAGTACTAAGATCATTTTGTACTTGACAAACAGCCCAGAGTATGCATCAGTGGGGTAAGTACTGTATTATCATACACTTACATAAAGTCAAGAGAATTAGTTACTTAGGTAGCACTTTAGTACTTTAGTACTTTAGGGGATTATATATAATTGCCACTGTAGCATTATCGATAATATACACTTTGGATTTGGGCAATAAAAAAGGCCCAATTAAGGGCCTATTAATAGATATGTTCTTGGTTTACAGGGAATTGCTTCCGATTGATTGAGGGGGCTGCGCCCTATGTTTTTAGCCTTATGTGAGTTTTATCCCATTCTCGTAGCGGGATACGAAATCGCACTGAATGCCGTTATCATGTAAATCATATTTTTCCTTTCCTAGATGTTGCCCCTATGTTTTGACCATGTTTTTGGTTAGGTTGAAATCCAGATTACCAATCCCTTGGTATAGCACTCAATACTCACCTCATCGCACAGATAAACATTCCCGTCCCCACCCGTGATACACCATGCAGGATGTCTATCTGTAGAATAGGCTTTGAGTGGATACATTCCCAAGATACGGACATCAGGAAACCTGTCCCTAAAAAGCGTTTCAATCTTTTGTTTGTTTTTCATTTTCCTACCACTCCCATGGGAATATTTTCAACTCCCCTTTCAGCCATTTGTGTAAGATCCTCGCAAACCCGCATTGTGCGGGAATTGTAAAGACCCAAATAAAAAGAATGATCGCCCAATCAAACCATTTCATTTTTCCCCTTTTTCCACAATGTAGAATGCGGGATAGTATCCCGTTTCATGGCTGCAATTGTAATACGTGAATTGGTTCACCATTGCATCGAAGGTTTGTTGGTTAGACTCTCCCGATACAATAGCTCTGTTGGCGATGAATTGGGGGAATACGTCCATTCCCATTTGGAATGGGAATCCGGGCCGCATCTTGTGTGCAATGATGTGGAAATTAAGCCCTTGCTCGAACCGTTTCCGAGCCGCTGTTTTCGTTATGCGTCTAAAGTACATTAGGAAAACTCCACTTCCTTCAGTTGCCAATTGGCCTCAGTGTTGACTCGTTTGAAGTAGGTAAGATCCTCTTTACCACACTGCTCTGAATCGTACATGTAGCCTTGATTGCAAGCTCTTCCAGGTGCGTAATCAATGCTGCTTTGAGAACGCCCGTAACGTGTGGATAATTCGGATGATATCCCCATTGGCGAGGACAAACCGCTTGCGCCGTATGCTCTGGCAATTGTGGGGCATCCGAGAAATAATTCACCGGATTATTTGTTGTGAGCATTCCGAGATTCTCGTCAGCTTCACAAACGGCCATTGTTGCGCGCAACACTCCACGATCAATTAGAGTGTAGATAATCATTCCAGCTCCGTGCTCAATTCTCAAACTGTAAGGGGTTTCCATGAAAATTCTCCGTTTTTTTGATTGAAATTTGGGGGAATTTTTTAGCTTCCCCCGAAATTGAGTGCAGGTTTAGCCCTTAGGCGCTAGATTGATTTTGCCACATCCGACACGATCAACGCAACTTCGAGGGCATTGCTCTTGAGATCGGAACGGGCACCAAAATACCCTGAGTCAATGCGGGAATCTGCGTCACGTCCCATGGCATGATCCACAGCGTAGGTAACGCCCTGCAAGGCCCCATACCAGTTATCTTTGCGTGCTTCCATTTCTTGCCCCACTCCAGCAACCATATTGGTGATGATGGTTTTCCCCAAGCTGGTCAAGTCCGTTGCCCGTTGCATGGAATAAGACTTGAGAAGGTCATGCACGATATCATAGGCTTCTCCGCCGTCACGTTGTTGTGCATCCAAAACACGGGCAAGTACTGCTGGTGTGTCGAGGATATGAGCGTAGGTGATGATCTCGGGCGCGTTGCGCAGATCGGCGTGACGCGATTGGAGAACACCAAACTTGTTAATGACGGAGTTGAAGCGGTCATCGGCAAGCTTGAGCGCTTTGAGAAGCTTCCCCGTGGCGATGTCATCGCGGTCGGACCAATCAACGTCAACCTTGGATTTCTCGTCAAGCGCATACTGGAGAGTGTTGTCACACACAACATTGGTTGCGCACAACTTGAGGCGTCCTTTACGCGCCTTGTAGTCATACATCATCATCAACGTGTTGGATCACGTCGCCGCCGCCCATATCCACCATTGCTTGTGGCAAGCGGATGTTTGCCCACAGACGGGCTGTTGTTGTGAGTCCGCCAGTTGCCCATTGGGCATTGACTTGCTCTCGGATCGAGGAGATGAATTCCAGGATCTCACGCGGAGATGGGGGAATCCCCACTTTCTTGGAAGAAATAACTGTTGCGAGAACATCCCCGTTATCAGGACGATAGATCTCCCATGCATCGCTCTTTTGTTTGGTCGAGGGATTCACTAGCCGTTCTGCGATTGGATCCCAATCCAGGTTGAGAAGCTGGATCAGTTCATCCACCGATTCATCCCCTCTAATAGAAGTTGGTGCGACGATTTTTGAGGTTCCGTCAACACCGCCTTTTTTGCCATTGGCCCACCAAATGTTAGAAGTGGCACCTGCCACAGCATTGTTGATTACCATATCGAGCATATTCGAAGCCATTTTCTTGTGTCCTTTTTCTTGAGGTTTGATGTTAGGGGGCGTTGATCGTTTGTCAATCATCATCCACCCTACATAAACAAGTTTAAAGTTGGCTCCGAAAAATTGCAAGAGAAAAAATGAAAGTTTTTGAAAGTTTTTTCCATGGCGAAAAATCCCTATATTTCAATCGCTAATTGGGTATCGGTTGTTGGCTATCGATAATCG